CCTGCAGTCTTTCACTTTCACCACAGAGATCCATTAACAAAAGAGTTCACATTACGCGATGGTAAATCTTGGGATCGTGTAAAAACAGAATTAGATAAATGTGATCTGCTCTGTGCCAACTGTCACATAACAAGACATGCCGGCGAACGACAAGGGGCATCTCAATGCAGATGACTCCTTATCAAACGTTCATTTACAAAAGATCATATGCGCGTTGGCTCCCCGAAGTGGGGCGCAGAGAGGAGTGGGATGAAACAGTACAACGATACTATGACTTCTTCCTCCCTCGTGTACCAGATGCCCTTATGGAACGGTTCACGACAGCCATGGACATGGTGCTTGCCGGTTATGTTATGCCTTCTATGCGAGCCCTGTGGAGCGCAGGACCGGCCCTGTCCGAGGACAACATTAGCGGGTATAATTGTTGCTACTCAGCCGTAGATTCAGTTAAAGTCTTTTCAGAGATTTTGTACATTCTTATGCAGGGAACTGGCGTGGGGTTCTCAACCGAACGACAGTACATCAACTTGCTCCCGGCTGTCCCACAGTATCTTGCTAAGTCAGACGAGTGGGTCCATGTCGTGGAAGATTCTAAACTGGGGTGGGCTGAGGCCTACCACCTTCTGCTTACCGCATTGTATGACGGGAGAGTCGTCACCATGGATCTATCTAAAGTCAGGCCAAAAGGCGCGACTTTGAAAACCTTTGGTGGACGAGCATCAGGCCCAGAGCCTTTCTTGGTACTGATAAAGTTTACTGTCAACACCTTTGCAAGAGCCGTTGGTCGCAAACTGAACAGCCTTGAGGTCTACGATCTGGTCTGCATGATCGCTAACTGCGTAGTCAGCGGAGGAGTACGCCGATCTTCTACGATCAACCTCTCCAATCTAACGGATATCCGCATGCGGGATGCAAAGATCGGGCAGTTCTACATTGAGCACCCCCAGAGAATGCTCAGTAACAACAGCGTTGTCTACACTGAGAAGCCTGACATCTCCATCTTCATGGAGGAGTGGCTTCATCTCATGAGATCAGGGTCAGGCGAAAGGGGGATCATCAATCGTGAATCGCTTATGGGAACCTCTGAGCACATCAGTCGTGAACCTAGGGACTTCGGCACCAATCCCTGCGGAGAAATCATCCTCAGGAACAAACAATTCTGCAACCTCACCGAGGTCATCGTCCGACCAGAGGACAACGCTCCAACGCTACGAAGAAAAATTAGCGCGGCTGTCATGCTCGGATCGTTGCAAGCAAGCCTTACCGATTTCAAGTATCTCTCGTCTGAGTGGAAAACCAACTGTGAAGAAGAACGTCTGCTTGGAGTTAGCCTTACAGGGTTGATGGACAACCTCTCCATCTGGACTGACCTAAAAGATTTAAGAGAAGGAGCATGGAAGGATGCGGAGGAGATTGCGAAAGAACTGGGGATGGCCACCCCGAAGGCTATCACCTGTGTTAAACCTAGTGGAACAGTGTCACAACTTGTGGGCGTTAGTTCGGGGATTCATCCTCGTCACAGTCCTTTTTACCTTAGAAGGGTTCGGGTTAGCGCTTCTGATCCCGTCGCTCGATTTCTTATTTCGGAAGGGGTGCCTTACTTTCCAGAGGTAGGGCAGGAGAAGGACAATGCAAACACCTACGTCTTTGAGTTCCCCCAAGCATCTCCTGAAGGTGCGGTGTATCGGAGCGATATCAACGCTCTGGACCAACTTAACGGCTGGCTCCAAGTCAAACTCGATTGGTGTGACCACAATCCTTCCTGTACAATCTACGTCAAAGAACATGAATGGCTGGAAGTGGGAGCATGGATCTACAGGAATTGGGATTTCATTGGTGGTCTGTCCTTCCTGCCCTTTGATGGGGGCGTGTACGAGTTGGCGCCCTATGAGGAGATTGACAAGGCCACACACGACAGACTACTTCAAAGCATGCCCTCACTCGATTGGCAACATCTCACAAGATTCGAAGCCAACGATAACACCGAAGGTGCAAAGACGTATGCGTGCACTGGCGACAAATGCGAGATACCATAAATGAATCAGATTCATAGCCCTCACTCCTAGGAGCAATCTATGTTAGAAACTAAGCAAATGCTTGAGTTTCTTGAAAAGGGCTTCCCTGACAAGTGCCCTTCCGAGAGTATGACAGAACGAGCAATCTGGATTTATGCTGGGAAAGTGCAACTGATCAAGATCATTCGTGCTAAATTTGAAGAGGCCACGGAGAAGTACAAACCGGAGGTTCTTACCTAAAGGAGAGAAACTATGTGCTTCGGAAGCAAGCCGTCTGCCCCACCGCCTCCGCCCCCGCCGCCGCCTCCGATCAATCCTATTGAGATCGCACCTTCGGAGAACGCTGCTGCAGACGCAGCCAAGAGAAAACGGTTGGGTGCCAGTCAGTTACAGATTCCTTTGATTCCTGCGGCTGCGGCTGGTTTAGGGATTCTTAAGGCTGCGTAATGGCTGAAACTACTCAGACTCAAGACATTAGTATCGTAGGACGGTGGTCCCGGTTAGATGGAGATCGTAGTGCCGTACTCACAAGAGCACGTGCATGCGCCAAACTGACCATTCCTCAACTCCTGCCACCGCAGGGGTCAAACCAAAACACAACCTTCACTACACCTTGGCAATCCTTAGGTGCGCGGGGCGTTAACAACCTTGCTTCTAAGTTAATCCTCGCCTTGTTCCCCCCGAACCAAGCCTTCTTCAGGTTGAAGTTGGACGATGCAGTCGTCTCCAACCTAAGCCAAGAGCCAAACGCGAAGACGATAGCCGATCAAGGTATGGCAAAAATGGAACAACTGATTCTCGATGAGATCGAGAGTCGTGCTGTGCGAATGGGGGCCTTCGAAGCCTTCAAGCATCTTATCGTAACAGGAAACTCTCTCGTTTACGTTGATCCCCTTCAAGGGATACGTGTGTACCGGCTCGACCAGTACTGCGTGAAGCGCGATCCCATGGGCAACGTTCTCGAGATCGTAACGAAAGAAACCGTGTCGTGGCAAGCGCTGCCCGACGCGGTGCAAGCACAAGTCAAACTGGAACAGAAGGATGACGAGAAGAACCCTGATACCAAGCCACTCGATCTGTATACACGGGTGTCGCGTGGTGACGGTGGAGATTCTTGGGAGATCGTACAGGAAGTAAAGGGCGTTACCATCAAGGATTCAATTGGGACATACCCCCTCGATAAGTCTCCGTTCATTCCGCTGAGGTGGAGTGCGCTGGCTGGCGAGGACTACGGACGCGGCTTGGTCGAGGAATACATTGGGTACTTACAGTCCCTCGATGTCCTCACACAGGCTATTGTAGAGGGCTCCGCTGCGGCGGCTAAGGTCCTCCTACTGGTCAATCCCAACAGTACCACAAGGATCGACAAGGTTGCTGATGCACAAAACCTCGACGTGATTGAGGGCATCGCAACTGACTGTTCCTTCCTGCACATGGAGAAGTTCAACGACTTTCGTGTAGCCCTCGAGGCTGCAGGGAAGATCGAGACAAACCTCTCTGCATGCTTCTTGCTCAACAGTTCCATCCAGAGACAAGGAGAGCGTGTCACTGCGGAAGAGATTCGGTACATGGCTAAGGAACTTGAGGATGCATTGGGTGGTGTGTACACCGTGCAATCCAAAGAGTTCCAGTTGCCGTTGATCCAAATCATCAAGTTGCAGATGGAGAAGAAGAATGCCCTGCCAATCCTCCCTGAGGGGAAGGTCAAACTGGTTATTACCACAGGGTTGGAAGCACTGGGTCGGTCACACGACCTCGTGAAACTGAATACCTTTATGCAGGAACTCAACACCTTAGGTGCTGAGACCGTGGCTCCATACCTTAACGTGGCTGATTATATCACCCGCGTTGCTAACGCAACAGGCGTGGATTCCAAGGGCTTGATCAAAGACGAGGCAACCGTTAAGGCCGAACAGGCTGCGGCGGCTAATGCTGCAAATCAGGCAAAACTGCAGGAGAGTGTCGTCAAGTCTGGCGCGGCTGCTCAAGTCGCCAAGGGCTATGTGGACAACGCGAATGCTGAAGGCGGCCCCGGCATGTCTATGCCCCCGGGCATGGGAATGCCGTCCGCTTAATCTAAAAGGATAGGTGCCAAATGACAGAACCAAATGTGGATACCACCCCTGTTGTGCCGGTTACCACAACGACACCGGAGGTGCCACCGGTAGTTCTTCCGTCAGACTCTGCAAAGGAAACGCTTCTCGCCGGTAAGTACAAGACTCCTGAGGAACTGGAGAAGGGATACTTAGAACTCCAGAAGGCCTTCAGCGGGCGTAAGCCCGATGAGACAACCACTCCACCCCCTGACCCCAATGCATCCCCTGAGGCTGCGTTAGTTACAAAGGCAGGACTGGATATGGAAGTACTCACGAAGGAGTACACCGAGACAGGAGAGTTATCTGCGGCAAGTCTGACGGCTTTGGAAGCCATCGGTGTAACGAAAGATGTAGTCACAACGTACTTCCGTGGACAGGAGGCTCTCGCCCAGCGCGAGATTGCTGAGGTTCAGGAGTTTGCTGGGGGCAAGGCCACTTACGAATCCATGGTCCAGTGGGCTGGTCAAAACATGACCAAACCAGAGATTGCAGCGTACAACGCGGCAATGACAGGCGACACGGAGACCCGTAAGATGGCTATCGAAGCCCTCAAGAGCAAGTATGTTGCCAAGACAGGCAGTGGTTCGAAGGTTATTGTGGGTGATGGTGCTTCCCCGGCTGCTGCGGGATACGAGTCCAAGGCCCAGATGACTTCGGATATGAAAGACCCACGGTATGCGAAAGACCCTGCATATCGTCAGGCGGTAGAGCGAAAGATCGCTAAGACTACCGCGTTCTAACAATCCACACACAAGCAAAAGTGAACCCAGACCCGTGCACCCTGAGGGGTACCGCATGGAGAGGACACCTCCTTGAGCGCGTGAGCGATTGTCGCTTACACTAAACTAAGGAGAACTACAGAAATGGGAGCAATGATTGTCGCTTATGGCGGCGAAACGGATGGTACTGGTGGCGCTACCCCCAGTATGGCGCAGCGCACAGCGCTGTTCCAGAAGGTATTTGCAGGAGAGGTTCTGACTGCGTTTGAGCAGGCTACCCTCATGCTCGACAAGCATCAGATTCGTACGATTCAGAATGGGAAGTCCGCTACCTTCCCGAACCTTGGTCGGGTGACCTCTGGTTACCACGTCCCGGGTGACGAACTCGTGTCTCAGGCTGTCACCAGCAACGAGACCGAGATCCTGATCGACGGGTTGCTCTACTCGGCCATCTTCATCGACAACATCGATGAGATGATGAGCCACTTCGATTTCCGTGCACCGTATGCGGTCGAGATGGGCCGCAAGTTGGCGCAGGACTTCGATAAGTCGGTTATCCTCACGCTGATCCGCGCTGCGAAAGCGGCTGCGAAGTTGGCGTCCCGGGGTGATCTGGCTGCGGCGTCGAAGGTGCAGTATCTGGGTGCGTCCTACACGGCCGGCACGGTTGCGGCTAAGGCTGCGGCTCTTGCTACGGCGATCTTCACGCAGTCCGCGATCTGGGACAACCAGTTCGTGCCGGGGGAGCGGTATGTTGCTCTGACCCCGACTGACTACAATGCCATCGTGCAGAACACCGCTGCGATCAACTCCGACTGG